ACCATGTTTCATCTGGATACCATTTTCATTTTGAATTGTACTAAAATTATCTTTTGCTTCACAAGACCATGGATAATATTCTTGAATTGTTGGAAAATTTTCTCTGTTTAAAAATAAGTCTGTTGGCCTTGCTATTTTTTGTGCTGCTTCTATAAGAACCCATCCGCCTGCAGGAGTTATCACATACCCATGGGCACCACCAAAATATCTTTTTTGTGTAAGAGGGTTTACGCCAAGATTAGCAGGTGTCCGAAACTCGCCATATGAAGGTTTTGAAAATGTCATAAAGTGGCGAAAGTTAGCAGCAAATGGTACAGTATTTGTGACGATTGCATCATGTTCAAATATTATCGTTCTTGTGTTACTCAATACTGCACGTTCCCAAACACTAAAATGAGATAAGAATGCTGCCATGCAGTTTACTTTTCGGGAGTATTTTTCTTCAAAATTATGAGTAGGAATATTTCTTATTTTAAATTGTGTTTCAGGATCATCTTTAGGAGTAAATGCTTGAAACTTCTCAACTTTTAATCCATACAATGCAGCAGATTTAATACACCTTTCTGCTGCTTTTACAGACTTTTCATTATCCATAATTGTAATCACATATGCTTCGTAGTCCATAATTTATCCTGTTGTTGTTGAAGGCAATCCTTGTACTTTAGTGTAAAACCTTCTCGTCACACCCATATTCTTAATCAGTTGTTTACACATGATAGCATCATTTGGCCATGCACCATATTTTTCAACTGCCATAATAAGTTCTTCAGCACCCTTTGGTTTAATTATATAGGCACTATTTCCAGCAAGTCCTTGCGGAATATTCCATTCGTCTATTGATGGAATCGATTGAAGTTCCTCTTTATTTTCTTTCACCATTTCAAAAAACTTATTCGCTCGTCTAGTTGCCATAAGGGGATTATTGATACCAATCACCTCATACTTTGAATCTATAATTGGTTGAGGGTCAAACTTATGTACAAATAAAGCATCATGTTCTAAAATTAATATCGGAACATCTTCCTTGAAACATTTATACCACAATAGATAATGACTAGCAAAACATGCCATACGTCTTTTAGGATATGTCGTAGGATAAGCACGTTTTACAAGACCACTTGCAAAGTCTACTGTTTCACCTTCCCATGGATAGTTCCACTTGAGACCATTACCCTTAAAAACAACGTCTGCTATATCAGAAGTAACAGCATCAAATTTTTGTATTTCAAAATCGTTTTTAACCTTCTTTGAAGATTCTTTTAATGCTTCGTATCCATCAAGGGAGACTTTATTATGTGGTATAACAATAGAAAGAGCAATCATGATTTTTGCAGTACTGTATATCCAACATTAGTTGTACCACGCTCAACAATCTTCCAACGAGTGTTGTTACTACAGAAGTTCTCTAGGCAACGATACAAAGCATCTTGCGGTTTATCTTGACAAATAGTTGTATCGTGTGCAACAATATACTTTTGAATATATCCTGCGTGCATATTCAATTCTTTTTCCATGTGATGCCGAAGGTGTAAAGAATCGATCATTAACATATCAATGTCACGATGACTGATAGAGTTTAAAGCAGTAGAATCCGCTTCTTTTACTACAAGTTCGATATTATGTTCTTTACAATATGGTTCAGCAAGAGACTTGAGTTTCCATCTATATTTCTCATGGTTGATATCAACCAGTTCCATATACTCTGGTTTATGTTCACCAGTCATAACTGAAGCAGCTGAACCACCTTGATGTGTACCAAGTTCTTTATAAGATTTACAATCCTTCATGTATTTACGAATCGCATCGTGCATAGCGCAATAGTCAGCACCATGATATTCTTCTTGCTGAGATCGTATTTCGGTGTAGAACTCTTCTACAGATGTTACATGTTTCAAATCTGCTGTTAACATTTAATTACTCCAAAATTGCGGTTTGAGGTTTACGCATTCCCATATCTTTTGTTTATCCCAAGAACCCGAACCACTTAATTGTACATGAACAAAACAAGTGCTTTCATTTCTATTATCTATAACTGGTCTTTTAGGCATATGTTGTGTGTTAGGTTCCCAATGAATCTGAGTGTTCCATTTAACATCCAACTCTTTTGATTCTAATCCACTAGCAACAAACATAGCATGCACATATGCTTGATCTCTATAAAAGAGTTTATTTCTAAATTTACTTTTGAAATGTTGGATGAATGGTTCAATCTCCCACAACATTTCTTTGCCTTTTTTCATACCTTCTTTACTGTATAGAGCAAGACCGCCATTGTATATTTTATACAATCCTTCTTCATTCTTTGGCATTTCAATATTACAATATTTCTCAACCTCTTTTGACCATCGTTCTTGTTCAGAATAACCATGCTGCCAATCAGATTGTTTTGTTTTAAGAGCAGGCATATGAACTTCTTCGCATATGTTTATCTCACCAAGATCTTCTTCAAAAATATTTTCGGTTATAGTATCTACTGGGAAGATATCTGTATCTAATGTAAGGACGTTATCATACCCATGAAAGTTATCATCAAAGACAGGTTTAAATGAATTGAAGGCAACTGGTTCTGATGTGGTATTTTTAAAGAATGTAGAATCTCTTTCAAAAACATATTCAGCACCAATCTGTTTAGCATATGCCTTCATACACTCAATACCATACTCAGCACACTTTTCTATCTTTGGACCATTCCAATATTGGTAAATTAGATTCTTCATACTTCATGCTCCATAGCATCGATACACATATCAGCAACTGATTTAGTTTGTTTAAAGTGAATTGATTTATCTGGTACTGTTGATACAGGTATATCACCTGCACGTCTATCATTTTCGATAACATGAAGGTTCTTTTTAGATACGTTACACATTGTGTCAATAACTTCCCGTACAGTTACACCTTCTGGCGATCCAAGACAATCAATAACACCTGTCGGTTTATTTTCTACGACTCTTTGCAATGAGTCAACAATGTCTGTAACATGTGTATAATTTCTGATACATGTCCCGTCACGAGTATCATAGTCAGTGCCAAATATTTCTAATGTATCGAACTTACCGTTGGCAACTGCTGCTGCCTTTCTTATTAGGTGGGAATATTCATCATCAAACTTATTGAATCCATTATTGCCACAGACATTATAGAACCGAACGATACTATGTTTTTCTTTGAACTGTTTTGTGATAAGTTCACCACCATACTTTGTACCAGCATATGGTGATGCGGCATGATCAAAGGCAGAACCAGTTGAACAATACACAAAGTGATCACACTCCGCAAAGTCAACTACGTTCTTTGTACCAACTACATTAGTCTCATAATATAACCAAGGATCTTTTACTGATAAAGGAACTTTACCCATTGCACCAATATGCACAACTTTGTCAAACGACATCTTTATAGGAGATGGTTTTCGGAAATCCCAGTTAATAATTTGTGATGCATATTTTTCTATGTTATTTTGATTTAAATTAAAATCTGTTGCAACTACATCATGACCATGTTCTGCTGCAACTTTAACATAGTGGGCACCAATATAACCAGTGGCACCAGTTATCAATAATTTCATACTACCATTTTGGTGAAGTAAGGATATTTTCCTTTTTCACGTTTCCTTGTTCTGCAATAAATTTAACATCATCAATAAGAGAATCATTCAGAGTAATCGGTTCAAACCCCAATGATTTCAGACCAGCATTACTTACCTCTAAATCATTTTCAGCAAGTTCTTTACGAGGGTTCTCAACATAATTTATATTGCTACCATACTTCTCACTGATAAGTTTTGCTAATTCAAGAACCGAACGAACTTCTGAAACTTGATTGAAGATACGAACTTTACTGTCCTTTACAGGGTTTTCAATAGCAAGTTTAATACAGTTAGCAGTATCTTGAATATGAATAAATGCTCGCTTTTGACCACCTGTGCCATAAACTGTCAAGTCGTTACCACTTGCTGCCTGTGATATGAAACGATTCAAAACTGTACCATAAACACCATCATAATCAAAACGATTCATTAATCTAGGATCTTCCATCGTTTCTTCGGTTTGAGTACCCCAAACAATACCTTGATGCAAATCAGTAATTTGGATTCCCCAGTTCTTTTTGTAAAACTGGAATAAGAGTTGGTCAAGAGATTTTGTCATGTGATAAACACTACCAGGATTGGTAGGGTATAGAATATCAGTATCCTGTTGAGTCGAATTTACTTTGACATTCAAGTAACCTTCAGGAATAGCACCAAACTCTTTAGAATATCCATAAACACCCATCGTACCAAGATGAACAAGATGCGTTTCAGGACTGTGATCTACAATAGCATTCAATACATTATGTGTTCCAGTTATATTATTATCTACTGTATATCTACGTTCATGTTGACCGATCATAGAATAAGGTGCTGCACGTTGTTCAGCAAAATGAACAATCGTATCTGGTTTTAATTCATTTACTGCTTTTGCTAAATGCCCATAACTGGTAATATCAATATTCCAAAAACGAATATTATACCCCAACAAACGTGCTGCATCAGTTCGTACACCGATAGGATGAATATCAGTAAGGGAATTGCTTTTTAATTCATCATCAATTCTACGTCTAGAAAGGTTGTCCATAATGTGAACTTCATGACCTTCTTTTGCCAACTTCAATGCTGTCGGCCATCCACAAAAACCGTCACCACCTAATACAAATATTTTCATCAAATTATACCCTGCTCAACTAACGAATTATAATTTTCTATCTTTTCTCTTTTTGGGCCAGATGGCGTTATTTTTGTTCTTACATGAATAAACCCTGCCTTTTCTGGATTAGGCAAAAATGAACACTGACACCACCTTTGTTCTAAAATATATCTATATTCATTCTTAAGACCTTCATAAAGAGCAAGAGTGTGAATAATTCCTTCATCCTCAAAATGATATGGTTTATTATAATTATTCATCCAACCTTCATTTTTACCTAAGTGTTGCCTCAATCGTTGACGCATCTTTTTATCAAACTTATAAATTGCACCACCCCAGTAGGGTGCGTCTAGGTTTGCAATCATTGGGTATTGAGCAGCAAGTCTACGATGAAGCATTTTTTGAGTATCTGCATACAAACCAACGCCCTCTAAATCGAAGACATTTTCAGTCATACCTTTTGGAGCAAACATGTCTATGTCTAGCATAAGCACTTGATCATACTCATCCCATTCTTCATCTAGCATATGAACTTTTTGGCATGGAGATGTGAGATGTTTACGAAATGGTTTACCTCTGATTAGTCGATACTCAGCACCAACCATATCAGCATATGCCATAATATTTTCTATTGACTTTTCATCAAGTGGTCTGAGGTCACCATCAAAGTGTTGTAATATTATATTCATTAGTTTCTCCAAAAATTGCTAAGAAACCTGTTTCAATAATTCTTGAACATCTTCACCCTTATTAGGTAATTTATCTTTCAAGAAAAAATGAACGAAATATGCTTCTTTGATATTTTCTACTGCTGTGTAAAGTGCGTTCCATTTCCAGTCTAAGTTTTTGACCGTCATCTTTTCTTTACAAATCCAATAGTTCAATAATGTTTGGTCAGTAGACCACTTCCAAGCACCTTGACCATCTACAAAGTCTTTAAACTCTGGTCGTTGAATAAATTGCTTACCAGTATCGCCACGAAGATACTTAGTTATGCTCTTATTCATCATCATCAATCCCATATTCATAAAGGGATATCCAGTTTTTTGATCGGGTTTCCAATAATTTTTAAGTGAAGCATATTGCATACGAGAATAATTTTCAATTTTTCTTTCATACCAAGGAAGGATAGGCATAGAAGATTCAATCACTCCAGAAAAATCTGAGTGAGGGTCGGTGTGTTCAAATATGTTAGGTGAATCGGGACGAATCCAAATATCAGCATCTACAATGCAAATTTGGTCATATTTATCCCAGTAGTCAAATGCGTTTTCTTTTTCGTAAATAGGTAAAAACCCACCATACTTCTCATAAGATTCTTTACTGCGATTAGTAGCAAAGATATCAGGTTTAATCCGCATGATGGGTTGTCTTTGAACAATATGATCAATTTCATACTTTTTACAATAATCACGAACTGAGTTTGTACACCAGTCATATAATTTAGAAGGTTTACCTGTGTAAACCTGATATATCATTCTTTTCATTTTATATCTTACTTTTTAGGGTTTGTTTTTGCCTTTTGATATGCTTGAGCACCAAAGAAAGCACCAACTAATGCTGATACAGAAACAAAGTAAGTAGGGGCAATATCTGCTAGTAATTGACTTGTGCTTTCAAAACTGAAAGGTAAAATATCTGTTACTACGATACCAACTGGATATACTAACAATCCCCATAAAGCGAACCATGCCATACGACGGATTTGATCTTCTTTCTTATCTTCGTTTTCTGCTCTCATCATTTCACGTTCTAATTCAAATTCCTCATCAGTAATAACGCCATCACCGTCTTTATCAAAATGTTCGTAGTGACTTCCGGCTTCTAATTTCTTCTGCGCGGCCATTTTCGTACTCCTTTAGAATTATGCTGGAAATTTCCATTGCACGATCATAACCACTGCGCAGACGATTTGACCTAAAGCCATGTTCTGCGAACCACTTTAAGGTATTTATACTTGATCCCGAACCGACAGAATTAGAGAACCCCTTAGACAATTCTTCAAACTCTGTTCGTAGATTCATTAATTGCATATAATTAAGCATACTTTCTAGTCTCCACTGCACGGAAAAGGTTTTCTCTAAGGTATCCAAGATCATCCTCATTTGCTTGAAAACGAATACCGATACCACCAGCACTTTCGAATCGCTTGATGTTTTCGGGTTTATCATCGATGAGAATATTTGGTTTACCATCCATTTTAGAATAAGCATATTTATGCTTGTTAGAAGTGAAGATAATATCTTCAATTAACATAGGAGCAAAACCTGTTTTTTCTAACCAGTTGCGTTTATGATATGCTGAGTTGTACTCATCACCACGCATAGGTGAAGAACAAATACCCCACTTGATATCTTCTTCCCAAGCATAGAACTTAACAAGATCTACAATTTTCGCAGAAAGATTAGAACCATCATCATCATAAAAGCAAGGAATACGATAAAAGAAATCAGTGTTTGCAAGTTGCGCAAACTTTACTTCTTTATCCTGGATTGACTTCCAATGATCAACATCAAAACGATAAGCAACTTCAGTGAAAAAATCAGCAATCACTCCATCCATATCTAAATAAATCATTATACAGTCTCCTTCTTAACCCAACGTTCATAATTTACACCAGACCACACGTATCCTTTATCCTTCATATAAACCTCATATGCTTGAATAACTCTGAGTGGATGCGCAGATGGTTGGCGATCAATAAAGTTTACAATTTCTTCAACAGTCATGCCTAAGAATTTTGCTTCTTTTTTCAATATGGTCATTGCACCTTTAATACGCATTACAAACTCCTATTTCATTTACAAAAAATAATATTTCTGGCCAAAACATGACCGCTAGAACACCAAGTAATATACCAACTAGAATATTAAACATTACAGTGGTTCTCAATTAGGTATTCACTCCAAAGGAGGCGAGCACACTTTAGACGAGACTCAAGAAACTTGATTGACTTTTCTGAAGTAGGCAACTGAGGTACGCGACCTGCCTCTTCCATAATGAAATGTGGAAGGATACGAAGTTCACGCTCAAGTGTTTCACGTTGCTTTTCAGCTGGCATTGACTTGATGATTGAACGAAACTTAGAATTTGAAATCGGTTTAGACATTTTTTAACTCCTCAAATTTAAAACTCTCTATACATATATTATATCATACTTTTGAGGAATAGTAAAGCTTTTTTTTAAATTATTTTCATTTTTTTTATGAAAAAAGTTTCCTTCTGTCATATTCTTTTTTGGTATCTAGGAGGAGGGGAACATAATTATCTCTGTGTTCTTTAAATAGGAGGGGATGTTCATTATCAACGTCCATTACAATCACCGTGTTCGTAATAGGAATACCAGTACGTTCTTCAAACATGATTGCATACGCAGACATCTGGGCGAAGTAACTAGAAATATTCTCCTTCTTCTTAATTCTTTTAGATGTTTTGAAGTCGATAATTGACGGTACACCATCAAACTCCGCTATACAGTCACAACGACCAGCCAAACCAAGATGGCGACTAAAAAGAGCAGTTTCGAGACCAAGGATTTTCCCGATAGATTTATCAAGAATTGGCCGCAGGTTTTGTAGACTTTGCCTAACATGTGGGAGATAGTTTGTTGTATCTTCATTCTTTAAATAACTTTCTATAATACTATGTACAGCAGAACCGCGATTGCTAGCTCTATGACCGATCTGATTAGCAACGTCTTCGCCAACTCTGGATCGCCATGCTCGTATAGAATCTTCACTGAGAATACTTAATACTGTTGTTACACTTGGGTAAGCAGAACCATCAGGAGCAGTATATACCCGACCAGTCTCCCCTGTGTCTGCATCCAAATCTGTATATCCAAGATCAATTTCTTCATGTTCAAATACTCTGTTTACCATCTATCCAATTCGCCAATTCTATTTCATTTACACATAATATGCTTTCAACAGGTCTTCCGTCCCATTGAAAAGATGCAAGCTTTACTGCCAACTCTTTATTCTTTTTTAAAAATGCTCTACAGACTATTTCGTCTGGAAACGGATAAGCAGTATAAGCATATATATCCGTTCCTTGTTGATTAGGTTCATTGTTAAACATCATCGCTACAATAAACCATTTCATTTGATATCCTCCCAACCAATGATTGCTTTAATTACATCAGGATCAAACTCTACATTACCTGTACCACCAGAAAGAATACATGTAAAACCATTCATTGGTTGTTTTTCTACAATTGTAATCTGATCATCTTCTGGATCAAAGAGAATAAAGAAATCTGATTTAAAAGATGAGGCATCACTATTAAACGAGTTTCCATAAAAATACAATAAAGGTTTCATGCCATCTTTTTTGACTTGAACCAGCATCTCTAAAGCATCTTGTGGTGTTGGGGCACACAACACTGGTTTTTGATAAAGTTGTGCTTTCGGTTCTTCTACTTCTTGGGCATGAGATACCCAAGTTGCGAATAAAAGAAACATAACTATTGCACCAATGAGTGCGCCTAAAAAATATCTATACATTATTTCATTCCTAGCATCTCCTTCGTCATAATATAATCACGAAGAAAGTCTGACCTTACAATATCTTCCCAACCAAAGGTGATCACACTAAAATTCTTTAGTTGTTCTATGATTCGTAAAAATCTTTGGATTCCATCACGTTCAGATTCATCCTTAAAATCTGATTGATGATAGTCTCCACTAAATATGATTCTGCAATTATTACCTACACGTGTGATAACAGAATCAAGTTCGTGGAAGTTTAAGTTTTGCATCTCATCCACGACAATAATGGCATTGTCTATTGTCAGTCCTCGGATAAATGACGTTGTTGTAAACTCCAACTGATGACTATTTATTAACTTATTATATGAAGCATTATCGCTAAACAACTCATTGCATATTGCTTTATAAGGTGTCTCAAACACCTCTTTCTTTTCCTCTACCGTTCCTGGAAGATAACCCATATCTCGAGTAGGAACTACCGACCTGACAATAATACACTTATCATAAGGCGTCTCTCGCTCGAGAACCGATTCCAGTGCCAAGTATAACGCAACAAAAGTTTTACCAGTACCAGCAGAACCAGCAAGGACGAGATTTTCTCCATCATCCCATGCATTAAATGCCTTTTGTTGATTGTCAGTTTCTGGACTGCAGTCAAAAAGATCTTCATACTTAACTGTCGCTTTGCTCATATTCTTGTACCATTTGAAGTTCTGAAATTAATCTATAATACCATACACGATCATGTGGATCTGATGCTTTCAATGCATCATCTCTCAGTTGAACGATACGAGCAGTGATAAAATCTTTATAATGTTTTTGCCTATTGCGTTTCATGTTTTTATCGTATTGCCTCTTCCAGATGCTTTTTTAATTCCACCTAATAGGTCTTGCCATTCACCACCAGCACGTCTGAGATTCGTAGTAGTGTTTGATGCGAATTTGACTGGAACTAAAACCCTTTCAATATCATCATCTTCAAGTAGTTGGGCAAGATCGTCAAACTTTACATTTACGTCCCATTGTTCTTGAGTTGATTTTCTACGCAGCGTGTAAACTGGCACCTTGATATCCTTTCCACCAATTAGGTGCTGCCCGACCCCTTTCCCACTTAGCGAACGGTTTAGCAGCATGATAATAATTTTGATATGCCTGAACCGCATTACCAGGAACTATACATTCAGGATATTGTTTCATCGCCTGAGCGAATGGAGTCAAACCACCCTTTGGTATGTTTCTTGGTAATGCCTCAATAGCATATAAAAGTTCTTTATGCGTTTTGTGCATTTTGTACGGTTCTTTTTCCGTACTATATCTATATGTATATTCATCACACAATGCACGCATATGTTCCCAATGCCAACGATAATTATCGCTTGACTCCATAGACCAAACGGTACAAGGGTGCGCAGTATGCACTGCTTTATAGTATAGTAACTCTGCTTCCAAGTCATCGGAACCTTCATATAGATCCCAGTATTTGACCATGGTCTTACCAGACTTTGATGGTTTCTTAGTTAGTTTACCATCAAGCATTCTATGAGCAGTAGAAAGCATTTGACCGCTCTCAACTATCATCTTTGGTATATGCTTGTCACACATCATTTGTGCAGCAATTACTGGGTCATTGTCTAATACAAATATATTCATAATATGGATACTCCACTCTGCCTTAACGTATTACTTATTATATCATAAAAACAGAGTTTAGTAAAGCCACTAAATTTTTATATTAATTAAATTTATGCAGTGATTGGCATTCGTTTCTCTAGCATCTTATTCACGAAATCTCGTTTCTGAAGTATTTTCTTTGCTCTATCAAAATGACCACGTTTTTGTAGTTTTTTAGCATAGATGTCGAGATCGTGTGAATCTTTTTTAAGACGTTCGATTTGAGAATATACCATTGATGTTTTCCTATTAAAAAAGAGCATACACGAACGTGTACACTCCTTAGTGTTTTGGGGTTTAAATCTGAAGAAGGATTAGTCTTTGAGTAGACCAGGAAATGCCTCCTCTACGAGTTTCCGTGTAACACCTTTGGGTGCTTCTTTGTTGATCATACTGATAATCAACTTAGCATCTTCAGGATGTACACTTTCTAAAATACCGATAAAGATCCTTTCACGTTTAAATGCAGGCAACTTATCACCTTTACCACCTTTTACAAACCAAGAAAATTGCCTGTAATCCCTATGCAAATCTGTTGCATGGTTATGCTCTTCAGCAGCGGTATAAGGTGGAGCACCTTCGGGCAGGTTCCAAGATACCTTAGAATCAAGTGATCCTCTGATGATATCTTTTAGTGCCCATGAAGCATTTTGTTTAAGGACTTGTATCTTTTCTGCCTTTTTCTTTTTTGATGCCACTTCTTCTAGCACCTCAAATACATACTTTTTCATCAGTTAATAAATTCCTCTACTGATTCAATCAACATTTTCATATTTTTATTTATAAGATATGGAAATACTAGACCTTTGTTGTGCCACTGATCTTGAGAATTATATTTTTCAATAATTTGTTTTTTCAAACGATCAGGGGTTTTGGTCAAGTCGATCAATGTTTCATTTCTTTGATAGTTGCGATACCAAGAAGCAGCATAAAGTAATTCACCTTCTGCTAGATCTTCTTTGATTGCTTCTTTCTTTTTCTTAGAAAGGGGTGTTTGTCTACGACCCTCAACGAATACGTCGTCATCAGATAGTATGTTTGGTACACCGTCACCAGCATCACCAGTTAAGATCTTTTCTTGTAAACCAACAAGAGGTGCTTCTTCTTTGTATTCTTTTTTCAGAAGAGGACTGTATTGATTTACATTAGGATATCTTTGTAACTGTAAGAAATCCTTATCAGCAGAAATAATCATGACATCTTCATACTCACCGAACTCTTGAGTATTTTCGCATAATGTACCGATTACATCATCCGCTTCACACTCGTCAACTTCAATAACTTTATAGGGGAAGTTATCCATAATCTCTTGTTTGACATCGTGCATAATTTCGAATGCACGTGCCCAATCAAATGAATCTTCTTCACGTTTCTTTTTACGATTCGCTTTGTATTGAGGATAGTAACCACGACGCCAGTTATTCTTACCATCAATAGCAAGAACAAGTTCACCATAGTCTTTTTTATACTTCACACGATACTGACGCAAACTATTCAGAATCATATGCCTGAGTAAGTCCTCATCATCTACTTTATTGACTACGATAGTTGCTATCGCAAGTCCACTATAATCAACGATAATCATATTGCCTTAAACTCCCATTCACCTAACAATCTGTCAATCTTAATATTAAGACCGCTCTTTTCAATTCGTTTACGGTTATCTATCAACCAATAATACTTTCTATTATTTGGTGTTAATTTAAACTCTTCGAAAAACAATATTTTATTCGTGATAATCATAA